GGAGTACCCATGAGCACTGCTCCGTTCTGCTTTGGGGTTAATTCAAATCCTTTTGCAGCGGCCTTCTTGATGGCGAGATAGCTAGTTTCAAAATAGTCTATGGGTCTCCACGCGGTATCCTTTGGAGGATCAGGAAGAGTGGTCATAAAATAATGCTTGCTCCAATCGTAAGGGTCACCGCTGGCGTAGTTCCCGTTCCGCTGACAACCTCAACGCGCCAAGTCGCCGGCAACGGATAAGGACAAGCCAGGTTGGTGACGGCGGTGATCCCCGGGTACACGGTCATGTTGGTGAACGCGGCTGCTGTGAGCGCCGCTGACGTGCAGATCGGGTAATACGCGCCGCTGGCCGCGTCCTTGCCCTGGACGGCTACGGTTACCGAGATCGTGCCGGTCTTGGCTGAGATGTTTATTCCGAGCTGAACGCCGCGACCGAAGTAATTGACTTGATCCGGGCTGTCGGTCGTGCCAGCACCGGCTGCCGTGAGCGTGACGAGCGGCGGGGTATTGAGATTGTTGAACTGCTGCGCAAACGCAGGGAGCGTGCCCCCTAGGCCGAATAGAAACGCCGCCAGCTGCAGGGAAATCTTGCCGAGAGGCTGCATCTGGCGTATGCTCCTTCTCACCAAAAATGAGATTCCTATCATGAACCGAACTGATTATCTAATGCAAATGATTGAAATACATTGGGAAGCAGAACTAAATCGTCGCCCATTGCTGCGATTGCGGAACAATGCCCTAAAGTATAGGGTTAGACGACATCTCAGGCAATCTGCTTATGGATCTAAACGCAAACCCAGAAACGTATATCGAAGAGGAAAATGGAGTTTTGATAGTTACGGATCACGCCGAGATGGCGCTATGTTTTGGAGCCACGATTGCAACTGACGAGTCGCGGTTATCGCCGGCATTCCCACGGATGCCGCTCGCAAATATCCCGGCGATGCCAGTCCTCGCGGCGCTCCTCGCGCCAGCGCCTTTCACGATCCCCTTCCCATTCGCGCGGATGGCGATAGACCTCAGGATGGAGCGGAACAGGCGCGTAGGAATGTGGTGGGTTATAGGGGCTATAGGGATAGCCAGGCCATTGCGCCATAGCGGGCACCGCCAGCATAACTAGCCCAAGGGCGATCAAAGCAATCCGCATGCTCAGTTATTTGACGATTTCTGGTATAATCGGCTCTGCATAGCAGCGGTCATTCGGACCCTGGCCAGCGTGATATCTCCGCCCATTCTCTTCCGCAATGGGAGGTGAATCCCATCCGCAATATTTACCTTCTAATTTCTTGTGACACGGACGAACCCTTCCGTCTCTGGCGGTTCTCCAGATGTAACCGATGGACCCTACATGTTGAGCACGTACTTGGGTGAGCGCCGACGCGGTCCGAGCGACTTCGGTCCGGGCTATCAAATTTGCTCGAGCTACCGTGACACTCCCGCTCTCCATGATCATCGGCACGATTTCTTTCGCCCGTGCACCAGACGTCAGCCCCTCAAGCGTCAACTCGTGCACGCGCTTGGCAGCATCAAGCGGGATAGATCGAATGAGCGACACCTGCTCTTCAAGCATCTTCTGCATCGCCTGCCCAGTCGGTGCCTCGCGGATCTCCTGCCGCAGCGCGCGGCGCATCGTCTGCGCCATCTGAGCCCAGGCCCGCTCGTCACGGCGCGCGACTTCTTCGAGCATTCGCCTTGCGGTCGCCTGGGCCCAAGGGTCGATGGCCTGCGCGTAGCGCTCCAACGCCTGCATCAAGACGCTTACGACCTCTGGATCGCCCGGGGTGAATGCGTTGATGAGCTCACCGACGTGGCGCGCTACCTTGCGGAGTTGACGGGCGTAGGTTGTCTCGGCGCGGCGGGCTGCGGCGAAGGGGTTGGTGGCGTATTTCGAATTGCGCGGTCGCGAGGGAAGCGCCTCATCAAAGATGAGCCGCGAGGCGATTGCTGTGGCAAAGCCAGCGGGGTTCACGCTGCCTCTAAACGACCTTGATACAGCGTAGGCTTGTCCACCGTGTTACCAGGCGGCGCTCCAGGTGCACCCGGCTGCTCGGCCCCGGGCATCTCCGGAGGCGGCGGAGGCGGCGTCTCATCCAGATCGAGGCCCTGATACGGAGATGCGGGATCGTTTGCCAGCCGCTTGCGGATCTCTATGTCACTGACCGCGCCGATGTTGAAATAGATTTCGTCGGTTTGCGCTTCCTTGGCGGCGATCTCGGCTTCGGTGTCCGCTTCCATCTGATAGAGCGGCTTGAACTCGAAGGTGATTTCCGGATCGATCTCGCCAAACTCGGAAAGCTGAATGAAATCGATGACGGTAGTCAGAGGATCCCGGAATAGCGCCTCCTGAAACGCTGCAATCCAATCATAGAACGCCTTGAGTTCGCCTTCGGATGAAGCATTGAGGCCGGCTGGCTGGATTCCCAGCAACTTTACGATCGGAATGCGGCTGACGGCCGCCATATGCTCTTGCGACTGCGCCTGCAATTGATCCAATGTACCGAGCGGCGCGGCGACGTTTTGAAATTCTTCTTTTTCTTCCGCGTTCAGAACCATCAGGCCGCGATTGTCGCGGCACAGATTAAACAAGTCGATGCGCCTGAAGAGATCCTCGCCACCCGGCTGCAAGGTCCCAGCCCCAACATTCGTCGTCAATACGAAGACGCTGAAGGCATGGATGATATCAGCGACGCTCTGACGTGTGCGCAACCAGTTGTCGACATAGGGCTTGACCATCTGCGTCATAGACAGCCCGCCGAACGAATAGGCTGGCTTCAGCAGATCAGGAACCTCGCGCCCGACTATGGTCAAGAGGCGGCTGCGATGTACCTCTTTGCCCATAACGAACCAGTTCTCGGGGCGATACCAATTGGGGCTCAGCGGGTCCGTGCTGTCGTATCCTGTCGGGTAAACCCATTGCGGCTCGATGTTGCGGAGCGCCTTGATGGTGCCTTTGTTGATTTTGATCTGGGACAGAGCCTCGTGACCATCGCCGATTGGGGTCTTTAGCTCGTTATGGTCATCACGATCGCAAGCTTCGATGTAAATATGACCACGACCATAAAACCCATCGTGCTCGCAGGCTTTGTGGAAGATCTTACGCACCTTGAGACGATCAATAGCATCTTCGAGCGCTTTGATCTTGTCGGTCTTATCGTCATCACCGATGGATTTTAGTTCGATCCATTCGCGTGTCATTTCCGAAGCTATCTCTTCGGAGATAACCCGGTATTCCGCCCGTTGCGCCAGCAGCGAGAGCTCTGCGTATCCTAGCCAGGCCTGACCTTCGGCATAAGCGCTGGTGATTGCGGCGTTGGCCCAAGTGAATGCCTCGGTGAAAGCTTCGTCTTGAGCGATGCCACGCTCGCCCTTGGGTAAAACGCCCGGAGGATGCTGCGGTGGAGCAAAGGGAGCAGAGGCGACGGCGGGCTTCTGTCTGGCGCGCGCCAGCATCAAATCGGTAATACGCAGGCCGGCACGGGGCTTCCGAGCGCGAGGGGTCCGCACCGCGCGTTCAACCATACCGCCTTACGGGGATACGAGCACGATTCAGCATTTCGTCGGTGATGACCCAGCTGGGCTGAAACCCGAGAAGTTCTAACGCTCCCGCGCAGGAATCCACATCATCGTCATGTGCAAGTTCTGGGAATCCCTCGAGCGTCCGAAAAAACGCATCGTTCCATGAGCCGCTAACGATTTTCACATTTCCGGCCTTGCACTGCGACGAAAACGGACCAAAACGTGTGATCTTGTCGCCGGTTTCAGATGCGGGACGAACGGTGTATCCCGTCAAGCTGCGAACCAAATATGCCGCTTGGCTTTTGCCCGCCTGACCAGGATCCAACCCGAACCCGATGACGGTGTTGCGCTTGTCGGTGCTGGCTGTGTTCTTGACAAGGCGCTCGACCTCAAATGGACCGCAGCGCTCGCGAACGACGTCCAAAACATAAATCATGCCGTCATCGTCGCGACCGAGCTTGACCCCTACCGTCCAATCTGGGTCATTTTTCTCGGTCTTCTCGGTGCTCGCCAAATCCCAATAACGGACTTGCTTGAGTCTGGCAGGCGCGACATCGATGACCTCGCACCATCCGCGTCGAAAGTAGAGCCCCGCAGCCGGCCGGATCTTCCAATTGCCGCCGAGCAGACGCTCTCGGTCGACTAGTGGCTGCGCGAGTAGGCTCGCGAGGTAGTTCGGATCCTTGGCGAGGAGCGCCGGGTTGTCGGAGAGTTTCGCCGGGATGAACGTGACCGACTTCGGTTCTGGCTTTTCGATATCGTCTGGCCAGTCCTTGGGTATCGTTAGATACGGCCTGACCTCGTCTGCCGTGTCACCCCACAGCAAATTATCGTCCGGGCCACGCACGACGTAGCGCATAACGCCCGCACGATCGTTGATCGCGAAGCCAGTATCCTGATCGATCCACCAAGATATGAAGTTGGCTACCCAACTCTCAGCGTCTGGGTTGCAGGTGGCGCGAATATAAGGCCTTACTCCGCAGGTAGATCTATTACGAGAAATCAAATACCAAAATTGATGAAAGGTGAACTGCGTAAGTTCGTCGAACGCAAGAAAAGGAACTTGCGCGCCGTGCCAGGAGAGTACATCAGACTCCATTTGCAGATGCGCAAATCTTACCTTTGATAGATTTGGCCATCGCCATTCGTGAAGCCCCATTATTGGGGTTCCGCCGACCATAGAGAAAATATTAAGACTTTCGTCCCAGAGGCCACCAGGATTTGTGATTTCCGTCATTTGGCGACGGAAAAACACCGCATAAAATCCACGGACGTACGGGGTGTGTCTTAGCGCCTCCAGTAATAGACCGTAGCTTTTACCGCCACCAGCCGCTCCTCCATATATTACTATATCCGCGCCGCTTTCAGCGAATAAAGTTTGTGGTCCAATCTGCGGCGCTAAGCTTTGGCGAGGACGGCTGCTTTCGCTCTTCAGTTCACCCAAGCGCCTGCTGATCGCGTCGAAATCATCAGCTGCGCGCTGCATCGGCGGAACCGTTCGTCCATGATCACGAAATCGTCTTGTTAGCTAAATCGAGCGCCAATCGAAGTTGTTCTCCGACGGGCGATTCATCAAAATGTATGTCTACATTCCGACCAATATCCGAAACCACACACGCCAAATGGGTAATGGCCGCGACTAGTTGACTAATCTCTATTTGAGAGGGTCGCGGCCGAGATCCTGGTAGGATAGCATTTACACATTCTTCGCGTGCTCGATGATCTTCACGCGCGGATCGGCCATCGGCTTGATCAAATCCGGGTCACGGCCATTATCCGGCAGATAGACGATCACCTGAAATGCCTGCTGCGGATCGGCTGGCTGTCCATCGGCGCCGAGATTCTGCTGCTCATACCGTGGCGCGTAACCCCGATGTTTGCCCTTTCTTTCAAGGTACCACCTGATCATAGGACCGTCATCGCTGTCGATAGCTTTGTACGCCTTCAGCTCCGCGATATCGATGTTCCCCTCGACCGTATCTTCGATGACTTGGCGCAGACGCTTGCTGCGCTTAACCGCCTGATTGACTAACCGTCTAGAGCACGGGAGCCCGCTGGCTTTCTCGAGGAGTTGGGCCGCCAGCACCTGAACGCCACGAGCCTTGCGGAGCGCCTCCTCATATTGAGCATCGGTGAATAGGCGGCGTCTTCCGTAAGTGTCAGCCATCAGAATTTACCCGGCAAGCGCGCCCTCATTGTTTTTACACACAATTTTCGAACCATGCCTAATCTCATCACCCATTGTTTCCGGTTGTCAAGAGATTTTTTAGCAAGGGCGGAATCTCCTTTCTTCGGTAGCGATCAGGCAACGATCCGGTGAGAGCAAGCCCTATCCTGCGACCTTCAGTTAGGCGAATCATTTGTTCCATCACGTTGCGTTCAATTTCTGTCAGCTCACCAATAGTTAATTGCGGCTTCCCAATCGTCATCATTCTTTCGTCGAAAAAAAACCACTCTCCCCTAATACGATTTGATGAAAATTGCCTATGCAGCCACTTTTCTGTTTGCCTCATTGCTCCAGGAATAACTCTTATGAGCGTCAACCTTTCATGATTCGCGTGCTGCAGATCATTAAGTCTAGCGACGACCGCCTCTTCGCGATGAACATAGCCAATTTTTACTGGACCATCGTCGCCGGCTCTTATGATGTAAACCGCACCTTGTGCTCGCTCCAATTCTTCGGCTAACAGCCGATTTTTCTCTATTCTCTCGGAATTCGTTAGCCTCCTCGTCATGGGCGAGAATCACACAAGTGATTTGAGCGTGGTGACGAGAGTCTTGCGCGCCAATCTAGCGCCAATAAAATCTCCGCAATTGTGCCGTATAGCTGTCCACTGCCTAATTGATGTTTCGCACCCCAAGATATGCCACGCGCATGATGTTTCACGAGAATGATGGCCTCCAAGTAATTGGATGCTTCTATGAATCGCATCTCTGGCATCTTTATTATATTCATAGTTGCGTAATTTGCCTGACACCCTAACGCTTTCAATATCTGATGCCCTCAATTGATAAAGATTCGCTAAGCGAAAGTCGTCATGAAATTTATCACCAGCTTTTCTCATATCTGGCGTTATTTCTTCGCGTCTTTCGAGATCCTCAAGCAGTGGTACGCAATGATAAGGCGTTCCCCTAACGCCGTTAATGTCAACAATGGTTGCGTCGAATCTTCGCCTGCCATGAACGTCGACTATAAGCTTTTTGAACCGCTCTATTGATCCGTGATTTCGTCTTTCGTGCGTTGGCTTCGTGATTGACAAGTCACTGCTAGGATGCCCAGCGTCCGGAGTATCTGCCTTGTTCAGCGGAATACATTCAACGCAGGTTTTGCGTAAAACCGTCCGCTCGGCGACGTGGCCGCGATCGCATGGACGACCGGTGAAGAAACGTGTCAGCCCGCGAGCTTTTGCTTCGGCACGAGATATGATCGACAGCATCGACGAGTCCGCTCAGTGTTCCGCCGAACAAGCCGAATCACAAAAGCGCCCGCTTGACAATACCCGGATTGTTTTATTCGGAAACTTCCGAGTGTTTTAATCTTTCAATGTGGCTCGACCCTCGGGAGTGATAGCGAATCCATCCTCGAGGTCCTTTGCCAACCGTCTGCGCACCAGCGCCATGCCGATCTTGCGGTTCATTTTATGGCGCCGGTCATCAGCCAGCATGGCGAGATGCTGTTGCTGAATTTCGTTCAACGGGAGCAGCAGCGGCGCGGCCCTGATTGTCGCGAGCTCTTTGGGATGCTCGGAGAGGTAGGCCATCGCCAATCTTACGGCTCGCGACGGGAATTGATTGGCTCTAGCGCTCGGCGCCCGGTCGCTCTCGAAGTTTTGCACCTGGCGAAGCCCGAGCCCGAGCGAGTCGGCGGCCCGTTGCTGACTAAGGCCCAGGCGCGAACGCCAGGAAAAGAAGCTCTCGAACTCCATGGTTCGTTGCATATGGGGGCTTTGCGATCGACACGCAACAGGTGCGACTCCTCAAAAGTTTTTCCCGAGAGCAAAAGAAATATCTTTACGTCGCAACGGTTGCGCGTTATATATACATCATCAGAAACGAACTCCAACGCAAGGGACGAAACCCATGAAATACATGGTCCTCACCCAGAACCACGGCCAGATCGGCGGAGTTACCGCAAAGATCAGCATGGATGATGGAGTAACCTGGATCAGGCTCACCAAACACGTCGGTGGTGGCCTAGTGTCATTCGACAACGTCGCGCAGGCGATGCGCGAAGCCAGCAAGGAAGCTCGCCGGATTTCCTCGAGGAGGCAGGCATGAGCCTGAACCTTCCTCGAGGGCGTCGCGGCACAGTCCTCCGGCCACAGCATCTCAAAGTCGGAGAGACTGAGGCGTGGTGGGTTGTCGACGACGTTGGCCCTTACGATGGGCCACACCAAACAATCGACGAGGCGTGGGATAGGGTCGAGGAAATCTATGCCAAGGATGGCTATTGATGACCCGTATTCCGAGCGGCGCGTCTAAAGGAGAACGCAAATGATGACCCGCACAATAGTCAGCATCTCGGACAACACGGACATCGGGCGAGGTTGGCGCGTCCGCACGTTCGTCCAACCCAAGAGCCTTAATGAGCTCGGTCGCACGATCGCGGAGCATCGTTTCCGGACCGAGACCCAGGCTCGCAAGCACGCCCGCGACATGGCGATTTCTCATGCCGCCGAGATTCAGGGATGACAGGAGAATAAACAGATGGAAGAAGAGATGTCGCCACCCACCGAAGACGAGTTCCGCATTGCGCGCGACATTGCTGCCGACGAAACCGCCCCAATGACGGAGGAAGCTTATCAGGTATGCCGGTGGTTTCGTGGGCAGATGTTCCTGCGCAAAGAAGCCCAACGAGCCCTAGTTGCAATCCGCAACGGCGAATTACCATAAAGGAAGACAGGGATGACCCCGAACCAAGCCGCCGACGCGATCCGCCGCTCCGCCGGCCGGTTCTTTACCTGCACCTTCGTCAAGCTCGACGGGACAACGCGGGAGATGTCGGCGCGCTATTGCGAGGCGCGCCCGGTCAAAGAGCATCGCGAGCGCGCGGGTTGTCTAACCGTATGGGATGACCTCGAGGAAGGTTGGCGGACAATCCGGATCGATCGGTTAACCGCGATTTGTATCGACGGCAAATCCGAGGCGGTTTCGGCACCCGAAAAGAATCTTTCGAGACCCCTAAAAAAGACTTGACGGGCGCAACGGTTGCGTCTATATATAGGGGTAAGAACGAAACAACCCGAACCGAAAGAGCCACCGATGACGAAATACCTCTACCGACCCCTGTTCCGTCCCGCGAGTTTTTGCACCCTACCAGCGGGATTGGCCTGGGACTACGCCGAGACGCCATCGGATCATTCGGTCAACCGCCCAGACCTTCCGACGTCGCGGCATCTGTACGGCGTTATTGCGACGGCGCGGCAATTGACGGTGAAAGAGCTTTATACTTTCGATCTTCAGCAAGTCTTAGGGAGGGGCGAGCGGCGGGGGAGAAGATCAACATAAAGCAACCCGCCGGCCCCAACTGTAGGGAGAAATATGATGGTCGTCGCAATTCAGTTTCTCTATTTCGGTTACACTACTTCTTTTGCGACTTCGGCGGCGACCGTTGCTGAGCGGCGCGCAGAAGCGAATGCCCGCGTGATCGAGAAGTTCGGCATTGAGCCGGCGCTGCGCTACGTCGAGCCCGGTCTGCCGTTCCCTGACTACGTCCCCATGCTCACCTGGGACGCCGAACTCGAGGAGTTCAACTGATGACCCTCTACACAACAACCAATCCGCGGCGCCAGCACGAGACGCACGAGGCAGCCGAGCGGGCAATCGAGATCTACTACTTGCCGCGCAATCCGGCGCGGATTTACGAGGTGGTCGAGATCGAATATCGGCGCGCGTTTTCGGTACCGATCAGATTTGCGGTCAAGTCGCATCAGACCGATGGCGCGTTCGAAGGCTATTGCTACGACCCCGACGAAGTCGCGGACAGCGGAGAGGTTTGATGTGGCCTTGTATTGGGACGAGATACAAGACGGCTGGAGCGAGGAGAAGGAACCAATGAAAGCTGCGCCGCGTAATCCAAAACCGACCGTCACATTCAACGGTCAAACTTATTCGTTGCGGAGCCGCAAGACTGCGGTGCCCGACCTCGCTGGAATGCCGCGGATCGCGGCCCTGCTATGGCTCTGTCAAAACACCGTTCCGCGCGGATATCACAAAGCGCCCAACTCGCTCGCGGGCTTTGCCGGCGCGATCTCCGTGAGGACGAAATGATCGCAACCTACACCAAACGCCTCTCCGATGGCCGCTGCGAATATGGCGACAGGGTGGGAGATAACACGATCGCCCACGGTATCGCGGCAACCTATCGCGAAGCGCGGAAGCTGCAAGGCTACCCGAATTTCTTCGAATCCCACACCTGCCACCGCTGCAAGGATGGCGCACGCGTCTGTGTTCAAGGCGGTCATTACGACTGCACCTGGCCTCAAGCGAGGAATGACTGATGACCCAGACACCAGATACCAAACTCGGCAACTACTACGTCAGCTGCCGTCGCGACAATGGCGATGCGGTGATGCTCGCCGGTCCGTTCCGCGATGATCACGCCAAGGCCGTATCGCTGGTTTGGGCCGCGACCAATGCCGCAATGAACTGCGGCGACCCCCGGGCGCCCTGGTACTCCTATGGCACCTGTCGCGCCGCCTATGACTATGACAAGCCGGGCATCCTCAATGACAAGGTGCTCAACCAGGAGACAGAAAATGCCGTTTG